GCCGCAATAAATGATTCTAGCGTTATTACTAATAGCTTTATCGCTGGTTCTTCCATCTTCTTTAATACATTTATAGAAGAGGCATTGCAGACGTTTAGATATGCTCGATTTAAAGCCATTGAGTGGCGAGTTCAATATCATTCCACTCCGTTTTATTACGGTTGGATTGGGTTGACTTGCTTACCTCAGAGAATTGGGAGTTTTACAGGTTTGTCTTATGCCAATACTTCCGGAGTAGTAAAGTATTTTTGTTCTCATACAGATACTGTACTTCTTGATTTTTCTCAACAGCAGGATGTTGTCCTTTCTACCCCTTGGTTGTCTCCGTGTCAGTGGATTGATCTTACTGATCTCTATACTGATAATATAGTAGATACTGCTGTTCAGGCTCTTGATAATCTGCATTCTTTAAGGATCTTCTGTCCTCCTCATGCTGTGAAGTTTGTTAACTCTACAGTTCATTCAACTTTGACATTGCAAGTTTTTGCTAGAATAGTTGGATTGGAGACAGCTGGTCCTATAAACAATAATTCGTCAGCCCCTATGTCTAATAATAGGATTGAGTCCCAGTCAAAAGATGGGTTCTGGTCTATGTTAGGTGGAGCTAGTTTCAAAGCTCATGACGACTTTGTTTTGAACGCAGGAAAAGGATATGGAGGGGGGACCTCTGACTCTCGTCAGCCTCTCTTAGGTAATGCCTCTTCAGGGCAGAATGACTCCGATGAACCAGAACTGAAGCCTAATGTTTTTGGTTCGCTTGTGAGCACTTCTGCCAAGTACCCTCTTGGTACTGGCACCCTTATAGGTCCTACTAGAGCACATTCATTGTTGGATTATATGAAGATTCCTACCTTGTTGTCCTTTGGCGTGCTTGATAACACTGCCAATGTACCTGTTGCCCTTACTGGAGGTATAGGCGCTACCCTTGACTATTCCCGTATTTGTTACCTCTCCCAGTATTTTAGATTCTGGCGGGGTTCGATCAAGTACACGTTAGTCATTTTTGGGTCTCCGTTCATTGCAG